CGATTAGGTTTCTCAACCATTGCGCAGCGTATGGATCAATCTCGTTGTAGTACGCTGTCATATCTTTTCCTTGCACGCATACGATCCCATTTCACCTGGGTGAGATGAGCGGTATACGGGAATGATTTAATGTCGGATGGGTTTGGTTCTGGCTTGCGTTTAGTGCGGGTTGTTACGCGGAAAATCATATTGTCTATCGCGATTTGGGTAACGCTTCGTCGTCGTGTCATGCGACCACCTTAAGCGTTGCTGGCCTCATTCTTCTTCTGCCGTATTCCATCAGCGTATCTCGATCAACAGTTGTCATTCGGCAATCGCCAGCGCGTGGGTATGGATGCCAGATAACCAGCATTTGGCCTTTGTTATTCCCTGACACCGGTTTGCCAGTTGATGCGCTCAGGAATGCCAACCGGCCGCCAGTAATAAACCTTACCTCGTGCGCCGTCTTAATCGCCTCGAGAAACCAGCCAACCGAACAGTCGGCGTTGAGTAGCATCACTACACCGGTCCAGTTATCTGCATTCTCCTGAGCAGCTTTTTTCACGAATGGCATCGGCTTACTGTACGGGGGGTTAAGCCAGGCATATCCGGGAATATCCGGCATCACTTCATTCCACGGCGTTTTGAGCGTGTCCTGATATTCGGTGATGAAGTGGTTGCACAGACTGTTATCAGCGCTTGCAGCGGCATCCAGCACAAAGCAGAACTCAGCGTTCAGTGCGTGGAATATTTCAGGCGGGGTGCGCCATCTGTCTTTGTCTTCTGGCGGGGTATTTGATATGTCGGTCATCGTAACCTCAGAAAAAGGCGTATAGCTGATTCAGCACGTTCTGGTCGGTAGTGCGGCCAAAGACATGCTTTATCGCTGCGTTAATCATGGCGTTGTAACAGCGCTCGAATTCATCGGCTTCCATGCTGGCGTAAGACAGGCTTTTTGCTTCTGTCCTCACTTCACCGTTCAGCCTTACCGTCTGCTCGTAGAATCCGGCCAGTATCGTCAGGTCTTTGCGGAACCTGTCGAATTGCGTGGCTTCGTCCATATGCTCTAACCCGGCACGATTAGCGCACCAGTGCTGGAAACAGAAGTTGAAGAAGGCGAACATCTTGCGGTGAAAAGCGGGCTGTCTGGTTAACTTGAATTCGGCTGTGTACATCTCGCCGTTTTTGAACTTGGTCAGGCGGGGTAAATCATGCTCAAACGCCGGGGCGAATACTCCCCCTGCCGTCTTTATCATCTCGATTTGCATTAATCACCTCTAACTCTCCTGCGTTTTGAGGACATAGCTTTGCGACGCTGCTTGCGTCTTTGTAGTCCATGCCGAATATGCTCATACGTCAGCCCCTTTCGCGTAACGCTTGCCGGAAGACTTCGGTGCGTTTGCTGATATGCATACCGCCCGGGCCTCGTCCTGATCGCATCCTATAAAGTGACCGTTAACGAATCGCTGATAGACCGTACCCAGCGAGCCAAAGCGGTTTTTGGTCACGATGATTTCTGCAAATGGCGCTGCAGGACTGTTCTCGTCGTACACTGCCTCGCGGTAGAGCATGATGATTGAATCGGCGTCCTGTTCGATGCTGCCTGAGTCGCGCAAATCCGCGTTGGTAGGCCGCTTGTTTGGTCGCTTCTCAACATCGCGGGATAGCTGGCTTAACGAGATGACCGGCGTTCGTAAATCCTTTGCCATCGCCTTGAGGCTTCCCGAAATGTGCGCGATAGCCAGGTCGTTGCGATCGGCTTTCGGTTTCTCAATCAGGCCCAGATAGTCAACCATGATGAGCGAAAGGTGTTGGTGCTCCTGCTTGTGCCGTTCTGCCACTGCGCGAATCTCTTCGACGGTAAGCTTTGAGGCATCGACCAGCCACACATCCAGCTCTGCAAGGTGGCAAATTCCGTTTGATACCCGCGCCCAGCCTTCGTCGTCCATTCGCGCCGGGTTGCGCAAAACGTTTACCGAAAGATTTCCGGCCCCCGCAATGCTTCGCTCTGCGATCTGGAGTTTGCTCATCTCCATGCTGAAAATCAGCACACCGCGCTTTGTGTCTGTGCCGGGTAACTTCCGGTTAGCCACCCCTTCGGCAATCTTCAGTGCCAGCTCCGTCTTACCCATACCGGGCCGCGCCGCGATAATCACCAGGTCTTCGGCGTTCATTCCGCCTGTAATGGCGTCCAGTTCGTCGATACCGGTCTTCATCGTGTCCGACTCTTCACCGTTGCGTAAGCGCTTCTCCAGCGTTTCGGCGTAATCGTCCAGCACATCACCAAGACGTACAGGTTGCACCTGTTGCTTTGGCTTCCTGATGGCTCCCAGACGCTTTACCAGCTCGTCCATTGCCTGTGTCGAGGCGTCCAGCGTTCCGTTGCTGATTGACCCGCGCATTTCATCCATCAGTTGCAAAACCAGCCGTCGCTGATAGGCATCCGTCACCATTCCGGCGTAGCCTTTCAGGTTTGCCGCGCTGGGGCATGATTTGGCAGTTTCCATGATGTCTGCGAAATGACCTTCCCCGCACTCTTCGGCAACCATCAGGCCGTCAATCAGGTTACGCACGGATGCGTGTTTCTGGATGACTCTGTAGGCTGTCTGGTAAACAGGAATGGAGAATGCTTCTGCCGGTAGCGTCGCAAGCACTTCACTGGCCGTTGGAGTAAGGCCGCCCATTAGCAGGCCGCCGATAACGCTGGCTTCGATATCCTGTCTCATTGCATCCCCTTGTCAGCGAATTTAGCTTCACGAACACCCAGCAGTGTTTTATCGCGTAGCAGGTAATCGATATCCGCCGCCCAGCCCGTATCGTTCTGTCCGAAATAAAATGGCTTCGCCTGCGCAACAAACGCTTTCACGTATGCTCGCCAGCCTTCGACGTTGGGTGTCTTGAGTTGCGGAATTAGTTTCTTCAGTCTGCGCTTACGGGTGTCGTTCAGGGCTACAGCGTGAGGGAGTAGCTCGCCAACCTCCTCGTTGTACGCCTGAAGGAATGCCTGGTAGTCAGTGCGGTCGGCTTTTCGCTTTTCAGGTTTAGAAACCTGCGCCACTTCCCCCTCCGGGGGTAAGGGGGTATTTGTCTTTATTGTCTTTTGTATATTGTCTTTTGTGTTTGACTGATTCGGTAAAGAGGATTTTACCGATTCGGTGAAGGTTAGTTTTACCGATTCGGTAAATGTTTTACCGATTCCGTTAAACTTGGTTTTCCATTCAGAGATGTTTTTATTCATCCCCACCTGTCTGCCAGCTTGCGTAAGCACCCCCATCCTGATCAGTTCGTTTTTGGCAGTCGAGCATTTAGTCGGCGCCATCCCGGTAAGCTCTGCAAACTGCTCATTGCCTATCCAGTCCATCTTTTTGTTGAAGCCGTATGTTTTGCGCCACACGGCCATCACGATCAGGAGTTGGTGCTGAGTAAGCCCGGAAAGCATCACAGCCTCAAGCAATGTATTTGCAGTCCGCGTATAGCCCTCTTCGAGTTCTGCCACGCGTGACTCCACAACCTCCAGATGAGGTTTAATAGGTGTTACTGTTGCAAGATTACTCATGACCTTTACCTCTGAATAATTGCTTCACCCTCTCCCACTCAGCCCGGAATCGACCAGGCTGCTTGAAACCGGACAGGTAGCGATCACGAATAATGTTTTTGTGTAATTTGTCCTGGTCAGGACTGAGTGGCTTGCTCATTGTCAGCTCCTACAGGCGCATTGGCATGATGATTAACTGCGCATTACCGTAGGCGCTATTAAACTCAATCAGCGATGCCTCGGTATTTCCATTGGGCTTGATTTTTATGCCGCAAAATTTCGGGTTATAAAGTTTCGCAGCCTTTTCGATATCAGCCAGGTAGCTGGCATTGAAGCCGATCTCATCAGTGGCTTTGTTTTTGTACCCACGAATGATGCGCTGAACGTCTGGAAAACGACCATCGACTACCTTGCAAATACCAGCCGAAACGGATGCACCATTCGCATCCAGGTATGTGACGATGCCGGTATCAGTGTCGATTGAGGCGGTTTCAAACTTAGTCACCTTCGGTCCGCTGATAGTGACGATGACATGATCGTCCAGCCCTTCAGTTGTGTGCTCACCGATAAATGCGCGGTGGCCGTCAGTTGAGTAGAGTTTTTTATCCGGAGCGAAACAGACGCCATTCAGGTAATAACGAACGTCGCCTTTAGCCTGAAAAATCATTGCACTCAGCAGTGCGTTTTTGCTTACTGTCAAAATCATGATATTCTCCAGTTATAGATATTGTGTTGGCGTAACACAGTGTTTTAAGCCCTAATCGAGTTACCGCTCGGTTGGGGTTTTTCATTTTTGAGGATTGATGCAACCTGACGGGCGAGATGTGCCATTTCGTCATCGACAACACCCCACTCCAGAACGGCGAGAAGCATCGAGAATTTCGGAATCCAGTCCCGTTTCCACCGGCTAATCTGCGCTTTATCCACACCTACAGCTGCGGCTGTTTTCTCAGTGCCGAGTAATGCGATTTTGTTGAGTAATGCGCTCTCAATGCGGAGCGCCTCATTGCGTTTGTTTGCGTGTTCCATCGTTGATACTTCCCTTTAGTGAATAGTTAATGAGCGCACACCCATAACGGGTGACGCATAGTTGTTTATTGATTTGGGATTCGCTTTGCAGCGACGTAGGACGTCATGTCCGTTGTGAAAAGAGCGGTGTTACTTATGCAGCTTTGCTGCCGGTCGATTTCCTGACAGGTGGAAATGCGATTGCTTCTTTCGTTACAGGTTTTGGAAAGCGGAAATTCAGTGTTGCGTTGGCAATGTCACTTGCTTTCTGAGCTGATGCTCCGCGATATCCATAAGCCAGCTGGTCCAGGTTCCCAGGAGTGGTATTGGCAAGCTTCGCCAGCTTTTCCCAATCTTCCTTGGAGGCCTGTTTTCTCCAGCGCAGCAGGTCATTCATTTGCTCAAACTGCTTAACGTTGGTTTCCATAGGTGCTCCATCTGCTAATGCACAAAACAAATATTAGCTCCATGCTAAATTTAAATCAAGGGAGAGTTTAGCTTTATGCATATTTATCGCCGTGCTAAAAAGTGGGATGATTTATGCATGGACATAAAAGACATCAGGCGGAACAATCTCCGCTATCAACAAAACGCTGCGATCCGTAGCGGGATATCAAAAGCAGACTTCGCCGAGAGAGTCGGAACGTCCGCATCTACCATTAGCCAGATATTGGGCGAAAAGGCCGTCAGAAATTTAGGAGATGAGCTTGCCCGCAAAATTGAGATAAATTTAAATCTTCCGCATGGATGGCTTGATCAACCTCACCCAGAGGTTGAGGAAAGCGATTCAAAAGATGAAGCTAAAATAATAGGCGGAATTGAGCCTTGGGATAGCGACACATCACTGGATGATGATGAAGTTGAGATTCCGTTCCTGAAAGAAGTTCAGTTGGCAGCAGGAGCTGGAAGCACCTTTAGAGAAGATCATAATGGATATAAGTTGAGATTCGCAAAATCAACACTTCGAAAATTAAACATACATTACAGCAATGCCGTTTGTGTAGAAGTAATAGGGAATAGCATGGAACCCGTACTCCCTAATGGATCAACAGTTGGGGTAGATACAGGCTGCAAAGAAGTAAAAGACGGAAAGATGTATGCTATAGATTACGGTGATTTGCTAAGAGTAAAACTGTTATATGCCATGCCCGGAGGAATGCTAAGAATCAGGAGTTACAACAGCGATGAGCATCCGGAAGAAGTCAGACCGTCTTCAGAAATTCGTATTATAGGTAGAGTTTTTTGGTCTTCAGTAACCTACTGACTACACACAGCACCCTTCACCAAACCCGCTTCGGCGGGTTTTTTATTGCCTCTTAAATACACATAACGGCCAAGCTAAATTATTTCCTATGCAAAAACATAGTTTTAGCATTTGAAGCTAAATTTTTAGCATAAATAACTTGCACCCAATTTAGCGTGGTGCTAATTTTATCCCATCAGCAGGACGCTGGCGAAAACGAAAAGGACAACACGCTCTTTCTACAACGGTGATGGATTCACCTACGTGGCTGCAAAGCCAAATAAGTACCAAAGCGTGTGCTTTGGGATGCGACGAATTGCAGTCCATTGAGACAACCAGAAGATAAGCGCCTGGCATCGCATCACCAAAGTTCACTCAGGAGGTAACTATGTCACGCAGAACAGCATTTAACGGTTCGTCGGCAGCTCGTAGACGCGAGCGCCGCGCTCACCTTCAGAGTGAAGCCGCTATCAGTTCAGAAGTGATGCATCGCCCTACCCCGGCGCGTGTTGAGTTGCAGTGCAAGCGCAAGCCAACAATGCGGGCTGAGGTGGTGACCATCAGTACGCAGGTTCAGCGCTATGAAGGCTCATGCTGCCTGCCAGAAGTAGCGATATTCGCAGCAGGGCATCGTAAATCAAAAGACATCGTAACGGCGAGGTGAGATTATGAGCCTATGAAGGGGCAACTTGGGAAACGTCATGATTGTTAATTCTGGCAACATCGCAACATTTGATATCTCCAAACACCTACATTTTGTCATCAAAATAGTAGGCGAAAGCTACAGGCGCGGTTCTAATTCCGGGACTAATTGCTCTGGCTTCAACATCAATCGGGAATTAGTTGATGGCATGACTGTTGGCGAGTATCAAGAGATGATCAAAAGACGATTTGACAAGTCTGATCTTCAATTCTCCCTAACTAAGCACCTGAAGTACGATATTGCTAAAGGTTATTTAGAGTTGCATGGATAAGGCTTTTCCCGAAACAACAAAGGTCGCTTAGGCGGCCTTTTTTATTAGCAACGTTAACAGAGGTGAGGGATATGAATAATGAGCAACGCAAGCAATTCGAATTGGCTGTTGAAACGGTGATGAAATATCTTGCTGACAATCATAACCCGCATACAAAAGTCATTATTGACAGCGATAGTGCGGAACTGGTTGAAGGCTTGACTGTTTATCAGAATGGAAAGTACATCAAAGATTAAGCGCTGTGTATTCATTCTTCTGAGTGGATACACCGAGCAATATCGCTCGTAACCAAACAGGAGCGAAGACCTGTCTGGTTAGATTGAGAAATCATCCCTTGATGTTTATTTGCCGCTCGCAGTCAGGGCGGCTTCTTTTTGCCTGGAGGAAATATGAAATTACGTGTCTGGCATAT